GCTCCCTCGAGCCGAGCTTAGCAAAAATACAAGTGTGTGCAGCCTAGAGTTTTGACAAGGCTGGAATACCAAAAGTGTTTCATTGCGAGCAAGATCTATTAGTCAATCTCATTGTTCTTAGTCCTAAGGACGCTCGAAAGAAATTCAGAAATTATATATTTCAATCTTGGAACTGGGAATGTGCTTATTGCGGTAAAAAGTTGACACCAGATACAGCAACTATTGATCATATTTTGCCAAAACATAAGGGTGGACACAATGTCAGGTCGAACATGGCCTGTTGCTGTAGTAATTGCAATCGATCTAAAGGCTCTAGTTTGGTAGAGAATTGGTACACTGAAACCAATATGCACTTCACAAAAGAAAGGTTTGATAAAATTAACGTGTGGCTCGAACAAAAGCCAAATTCTATAAAGCTTCCAAGTGCTGATTGTGCTCAGCCTTACATAGACAATGACTTCTTCATCAGCTGGATCGCGGCCTAATTCAGAAGAGTTTCTTTCCGGCTATCTGGAGGGTCTCAAAAAAGAGCGTATTCCAGGCTCGGGTGATACTGCCATGAAGGGTGAAGTCCGCAATGACATTGTCGGCAAGGTAGATCGAGGCGTCTTGAAGGTCTGAAATGGCTGACCGTGCAAAGGCTAAGCGCTTGGCGAAAGAGCGCATGAAGTGCAACAAACCAAAGCGCACTCCTGACCATAAAACAAAGTCGCATGTGGTCAAAGCATGTAAGGACGGTAAAGAAAAGATTATTCGGTTCGGCCAACAAGGCGTTAAAGGCGCTGGTAAAAATCCAAAGAGTGCAAAGGAAAAGGCACGTAAGGCTTCTTACTACGCCCGTCATAACGCACAAGATTCTAAACCTGACAAAATGTCAGCCCGTTACTGGAGCCACAAGGTGAAATGGTGATTTGAATGGAAGATAAAGTAAAAAAAGTAATGTCAGAGTTCAAAAAAGGTGAGCTTAAATCAAGCAGTGGCAAGAAAGTGACGAGCCGCAAGCAGGCTTTGGCCATCGCACTTGCAATGCAACAAAAAGCCAAAGGAAGAAAGAAGGGTTAGACCAAAGGCCAGCTTCTAAACCATTTTGTAATTACATACTTATCACCTCTGATGGGTGGCAGCGCTTCGTGCAAAGTCTTGAAATTAGGTATCCCATTTTTATAGAGATTGTTCCATAGCAAAAGCTGTCCCCGTCTGGGTTGAAAAGATTTGTTGAGGAATTTGAATCGGGTTTCTCCACCAGACTCGACATCATTTAGGTAAACCATCGCCGTCCAAGTCCGTTGCCCCATCCACTCGCAATAGACTTTGAACTCCTTAGTGTGAGGATGAAAAAAGTCACAATGCTCTTTGTAATACTGACCTGGTTTGTATTTCTGAGCTTGCAAACTTTCGCCTAAAAAAGGATCAATTCCCATAAATTTTGTGATCTTTTGATCAATATTTAAGAAGAATTCGTCGTCAAGAAAGTGTAAATTTGCGGTACTGCTTGTTCTGTAAGAAGAGACAAGCCCGCTGTCCGTCTTATCTGCCACTGTTGATGGACCTAGGCTGGCATCAATAAAATCAATTAATTTCGCACACTCGTCTTCATTCAAAAAATCTTTCTTCACATACATCTGTGTGAATGGGTAAGGCATGCGCGTTGCACAATCCTTGAAGGGCAGGTTGTTGAAGTACGAATAGTCGATTTTTTTTGGTTTCTTTTTAAAATCAATCAAATTCAGTACATCATCCAATTCCTGATCTGTCCACCCATAATCTCGTTGAAAGGTGCGGCACAGCTGTGTTTTACTTGCGCCAGCTATTGCGCCCTTAAAAAAATAATCAACTAAAAACTGGTCCAAAACCAATCAGAACACTTCACGTACAATATATTAATAGAACATTGTTGTAACGTTGGAACTCTGTGCCTTAACGTTTGTTTTGCTTTACGGAGCAGCGTTCGGGCTTGGTAACTATGCGTTGCGTAAAGCCAGTATTCATCATGTTGGACCCAGCGACAGAATTTCTCACAAGATTCGTCAGAGACAATCAAGACGTCATCGATGACAGAATGCTTGATCCGGAAACTGGTATGCCAAAAGACAGCATGGAGACAGGTATTTTCTTCACTAGAAGAAGGCGTGATGATAACGCTGATGATGATGAGTGAGCTCTCATAGCTCTGACAAGTCAATTCAGCGCTGTTAGGATACCTTTAAGATTGAGAATTACCATGGATGCATTAGAGCTTCCCGTGGACGTGGAATTTCAAATCCACGCAGCATCAATTGCCATTCAAGGAATGGATCGTGACGAGCTCGAAGAAGCGTTTATTGAGATGCTCCATCAAAAAGCTGTCGATAAACAAATGTTCCTAAGCGTTCTCAAGGATCACGGCATTGATGCCGATATCAAATTCAACTTCTCCACTATTGGACAAATCTCCTAAATACCATGGCTGATCGCATTATTCACGGTACGCTTGATACCTTCAACGTGGATACAGGTTCTGAAATCACCTACAAAGGACCTGGAGCCGGCATTGACCGTGGTCTAAATATCCGCAGTTTTGAGATTAACCCGGCTGCCACAGGTAACCACATCGTTAACCTAAAGCGTTCTACGGGCATTGTCAGTATGGAAATCTTTCAGGATGATTCCTACACTGCAGCAAATGCTCCGACCGGTTATCAAAAGTCTTTCAACGTGGCGAAAGCGGGCAAGGGAACCGGTGCTATTGGCGTCAACGTGACTGATGCGTCTAAAAACTATCTTGTGCAGTTGACTTTAGACGGCTATTCTGAGGTCAGCTACGACATCTTAGTTGAGATCCCGTAAGAAACAGCGGACTTGGAAAGAGTTTCCTTTTCTTACGGAAGCAGGAATTCAACTAATCAAAATTCACACCAAGCCTCGTACCTGCTTAGGTATGGGGCTTTTTGGTTCGTACAAGGATTATGGCGAGTCGGATTACCGAATCGGCTATGGGAGTATCAGCCTTTGGAACAGGCGCGTCGGTATGCATGATAAGGCAACGCGACAGGAAGTTGAGGCACAACTCATTGAGGATCTTAAAATCTTTTCGTGTCAAGTAGCAGAGTATGTCTATGTACCTCTTAATAGATCACGCAAAGGAGCAGTTCTTAGCTTTGCTCACAGCGTCGGTTTGCTTGCTTTTAAAAACTCTAAATTGTTGAAGCTGATCAATAGCCATGCATCTAAGACAGAGATTATCAAAGAGTGGAGCCCATACATCAATAGGTATTGGCTTTCAGGGGGTGCCGGCATGCGTGATCGAAGACGTGCTGAGCTAGATCTTTTTCTCTCTGCAGACAAAAAAATCCCAACCTTCACAAAACACAAGTGTCATACTCCCGTCTGCCTGCTCAATCTCCCAGATACTTATACAGGGGCACCGAATCAAGTTAAAGCCGTTGAATATTTAGAGAAGAAACTCAATGAATGGGATCCTACTGGCCATGTTATTCGCCGCTTTTATCGACTTTGGTCCCAAAATCCAACTGGTCTAGGGTCTCCAAAGCCTCAGGAGAAAAATGCTTTAGAAGATCAATAGCATCTAGAAGCTGAAGGTTGTAGTCGTAGCAATCGACAAATTCTTCATACTCCATCATTTGATTTGCGTCTTAAAGCTATTTTAAGCAGTACTAAATAACCAATCAAGTCCACAATTACATCTTCATCCTTTGCGAGAAGTCCTGCACCGTGTTTAATTCTGTTGAGTTTGTCGTCGATGCGAACAAGAATCTGCTCTACATCATCCGATTTACTGAAAACACGCATTGGTTCGAGCGCAGAGTTTCCGTACTTCTTGTTTTTGTAAAGAAGCAACTCCTTAATGTCGTCGCAAATGCTGCTGATTTGGAGTTGAGTATCTGTGAGGGTCATTAGAATAGTTTGATGAACGACCAACTAAGACAAGCATACGATATTGATAATCGTCGTGCAGGAACATACACGGAAAGAGCCGGTCAGCCTATTTCGGCTACTGACAATGAGAGGGCAAAGAAGTTTTTGGCTGAATTTACGGCTAGAGGAAGATCTGAACAAGAACCCAACCTCAGTGTAGAACGCAGTCAGGAAGGTCGTTTTGTTATAGATATCGGTGGGTCTTTCCCAAGCAGTAAGGTTGGTTTTAGAAATAGCTTCCGAGCTAGGTAATTACTTGCCCCAGCTCTGAGAACACCTCGACAAAACGATCGGTTTGGTTAAAACCGTATTCCATCTTTGGTAAGTAAACAAAATATCCCCAATACATGGGTTGTTTTTGAGTAAAGTACTTTCCACCGTGGATGAGACGTGCCCTGTCCTTTGGAAAACATACAGGAAAGTCCCACATTTCAGGGCAGATTCGAAGCATTTCAGGGTACACAGTGTAGAAAATTGCTTCAGGTATGTTCCTGAGTTTCCACTCCCGTAATAGACGTCGGAACCAAATCACTGAGGGAGTGCTGCCGTGAGAGCCACCTCGAGCACTCCACCGCCATGTACCTCGTTTTTTACTGAAAGAGCATCTGCCGTATGTGGGCGGAAACAAATAAGTCTTTCCCTTCCATGGTTCTTCCATGTTCAGGCCATCGTCGTTCAGTGTATATATTTTTTTGGCTTGTAAGAACTGCTGATTCGCATCGTGTGTGGAGCATGGATCTAGATCAATCTCACCTAACACGTCATAAATCAGTGGTAGATACTCCGTCGGAGTCAACCAGTCATCTTTGACATGGTGGATCTTGCCGACAAGATGTCTAAGTTGCTTCCAGCTACGCTTGGCTGTCACATCATAAGAAACTCGCTGTTGATATCTTCGTTCTTGTAATGGACAAGTGCAAGCTCATTTTCGTCTTGGATCAAGAACAGTGACTCTTTCATAGGGTCGATTTGCTCAGCACGACGGATCGCTCCTCGTAAGACTTCTGAAATACTTTCCTGATCTTTATTGTCTTCTAAAGCTGTGATTAAGGCGTCAACAGTCAGATAGAACATACTATCTTTCTCTTCTGCTCCAGGTTTGAAGACCATCACGCCGGGGCCTTCAAATGTATAAAACTTTGCGTAGTGCTCACACATGTCAGAGCAGATCCGCTCAATTGTAAGCTTCATCAGCTTCTCTTCTGTCTCGCCCGTGGTGTTAGCCATGAGGCGCTTAAGCAGTTTGTTGCGTCGGCTCGACATAGAATTCTCCAGTTGCTTAATATTAGCAAGACTCCGAGGTTGGTTCTTGCTTTTTGTCTTGAGTAAGTTTTATAAAATGACTTAGTCCAGATTTTTTAAGTGTCTCCAGTAATTTAGGGAGCGGTTTATACAACACGACGGCTTTCTGCATGTTACCGATTTTTTTTATAAGTTTTCCATTTTCGTCACGTAGCTTCGTCAACTCACCTTGTCGGATGAGGTATTCTGCCACACAGCGGTAACGCCTCTTTTCAGCGAGGTTAATATCTGGATAACGATCGCAAATGGTGCTGATCTTCATGTCGCTAAATGTGATTCGAATCTGATCCGCCAAGGAGAGACCCAACACAAGGTCTGAGGTGCTCGTTTCATAGCCACAAACGAGTTCGAGGTATCTGCGCAGGTCTGGAGTTTCAAAACTCCCTGAGGGTGGTATAAACATCTCTACCTGGTTAGCCAGGGAAGCGACCAACAGTTCCTTGTAGTTCTCAATGGTCACAGAATTAATATCGAGATCTACAAACCGGTAGCTTTGATATGAATTACTAGAGGAGGAATTAGGCTCGAAATCCGTTCGTTCTAAGACGTCTAGCCAATCCTCGTCAGGAACGGAATTCATGAGAGGCTATTTTCTTGATTAAGCTTAGCGACTTTTTTATAACCGTCCCATTGTCTTTGATGCTCGAGTATGAGCACTAATTCGTAGTAGTCCCTGATGACAGCAAAATGGTCTTTGAAAGAGACTGTCTTGAACCACTGGGGTCCGTGTGTTTCTGATAGACGTTTTTTTGCTTTCTCAGTGCAGCCGCCGTAATTTTCTGCCTCCCAAATTGCTTTAGCCAATGCCTTCTGTTGGTTCGTCATCAGATCCCCCAACTCACGCATGGACAGATCTTGGATCAGTTCGCTAAACTCTTCAATATAAGGGTATTTTTTACCATGCGCCGTTCTATCACCTATGCAGAGTTGCTGCTCGTCCTGATCCTTGCTCCTGTCGGGGTCTATGGTGCCCAACATTTGTACGGGTTTGTGACAGATAGAATCAGTATAGAAATTAAGTTGAAATAAAACAATGGGCGGCACACCTCCCTCCTATACGCAGCAAAAACTTTATATGCCTAAGCCAACGGCTCCTAGGCAGTACAGGAAATATGTCCCGTATGAGGACATGCAGAAGGTTGCAGATTTTGGCAAGAGGTTAGATGAGCAAACTGCAGCCCTCCAGCAAGATCGATTTAGGGAAGTAGGTACACCTGCCGAGCTCGGCGCAATGGCTCGAGGAAGAGAGTTACGCGAGAATGCGGCGTACCTTGCGTCCTTGCCCGGACAAATGAAAGATCCTGGCTTAATGGGTATCAATAAGGATAAATTCCAAAATATGGTAGGGCAGCAGCCCTCACAAATGTTCCAGGCTGGATCTACCGGGCAAGCGATTGCTTCGGCTAAAGAAAATTTTGGAGCAGCGAAAACTGCATTTGATAAGGCTCAGAAAGTTAAAGGTGAAAAAGCGAAATCTTTGGTTGATCCGTCAGCATATAAACCTATGTACGCTGCTGGCACTAAGGAAGAATTTGATGAGGTTTATCGTATGAGGGATTTAGGCGAAACCAAGAAGGCTTGATTAGACAGATCCAAAATCAAGAGCGTCTGTCTCTGCCTGCGTAACTAGACCGAAATCTAAACTATCAAGAACTGTTTCGTCTACGAAACGCCAGTCAATAACATTGACATTGATGTTTATTAAGTAAGTTGTTTCAAGATATCTGATATCATTAGTAATTAAAAATAAATAAGTCCCCTTCTCTAAAATTGTTGAAGGATAGTCTTTGACGGTCAAATTTTCTTCGTTGTAGTCGATCGAGCTAACGGGTGATGCGTAGCCCTGATCATTGATGGGTAATTCAGTCCGACGACCATCATCTTCGAGCTTATAAAAAGCAATAAGTGTATTACGATTTGTTTTTTTCTCGTAGCTGAATTGACTGAACCCTTGAGTAAATTGTATTGATCGAGGTCGACTGATTGAAAGCTTATAGAAAGTGGTCTGCTTGCGAGACAGGCCGCCGTGAGAGTTGCTTAATGTGAGCGAACGAAATGGAGAAGAGAAATCGCCCAGATCAATAGCAGTATAAAGGCTGTCTCCAGGCTCCGCAGGGCGTGGATCAGAACCAAAGTATGAGGTAGGGCCATAAGCTGTAGGCCCTGTACCTCCAGTGGGATAAGACTCAACAGTTCCAAAATTTACAAAGCCGGAATTACTCGGGATTGTCGTCAGAAATCTCGCCATTTGCGTTCATTAATCCGTTGAAGAGACCGTTGGTCCTTCCAGATTGTTGATATTTTTCTTCATTCATTATAGACCGCTCAGGATAAAACCCTTCATCGGCCATTGTGTCGATTAATTCGTAATTAAGGTTGTTGATCATACAGCGCAGATCAGAATCGGCTTCCCCGAAATCCTCTTGCCACTCAACCCCCCAGTACACATCACCCCCGATTTTGACACAAGCGCACCATTTGCGCGTTGAAGGATCAAGGTGATAGTGACTCGGAACTATCTCCGCCGACTTGGTCGTTGGCTTTTTTGAAGTGCTCGAAGATGTTGACATAGTTCAGCTGAATGTCCTCAATTTTAGAAGGGATAGGAACATCGTCAAGTCCGCGAGCTTCTAAATGCAGTGGATTACAGCAAAATTTTTCGCAAGTCTTTTTTGTATGAATCCTGTACTTTCCTACAAATCCCCTGCTCAACCAAAAGGCAACACGCATTGCAGATTGTGTAGCTCCAGAGTGGACCGGAGATGGGCAGTAAGCGACCGACTCTGTCCCACCCTTTTTTGTAGCTCCTAACCACGGCCAACACTCATCCTCCCCACGGACATCAACTTGGTCCCAGAAACGCTTGACGGTCCAGTACCAGCGGTAATCGAACTGAGTGACGTCTACGGTGCATTTCCCCTGCCTGAGCTCCTCTAGACAATCCAGGCACTCTCCCATGTGGCCGAAACGACCTTTGTGCTCAGTTGTTCCGTTTCGATGCCAGGGGCATTCCTTTTCGTTAGCCATGTGGAAGTCAAGCTCGTAGCGGCGAACCTCTTCAGGGTGATTGGAAGCGACCGTTTGGAGAACGGTATTGAAGACGCTCCAATCCTCACCGAGGTTAGTGCTGTTATGTGCTTCCTGCATCCCGTCAAAGGTGTAAGACCTACGGATTTTTCTTACCCTTTGGTATGAAAGGTTAAAAGCGCGGGCAACTTCTTTGTTTGAAAGGTGTTTATCTACTGATCTGATCTCAGCAAGAAGTTTGGGAGTTAAGGCATCGCCCCTCCTTTGATTCGTTTCGAGACGTACATCGGCCATCGTTCCGTAGTAGTAATGCGATGGATTCAGGCAGTACTTGCAATCGCAAGTGTGTCTTCTAACGATCACATTATTCTTTTCATCAGGGAACTGACCAATCATTGCCAACAACAGCGGCCTGGCGTCCAGAGTTTTGTAGTACAGGTGGTTTCGTTTGCTGTTGACAAAACCCGAGAAGATGCTGTGCCGAGATTGGTTCAGGTCCCAGCAAGAGGTTTTGCCTTTCATTTTCATAAGGACTTGAAAGGCTTTGGCGAACACCACCACGTCAGGAGCGATCAAACCCTTGTCGAGGAAGAATTCCAGGGTTTTCATTAGGGGGATTCCGCCGTAGAGCCGCACGGTACCGAGAGAACCCAGCTGTGTCAACGGTTCTTCTTTGGCCCACCAAACATGATTTCAGGATGCCCTTTTTACTTCTTTCTATAGAAGAGGGGCCTAGGACATTGTGCGTTCATTTTTTATCTCACAATCACCTAGACCCCCGTCCTATACGTCTAAGTAAAAAGCCGGTCTTAAAATTGTTTTTGGAAGGCCAACCACCAGAGGCATTGCGCCGCAGTGGTTTTGGCCGGCAGAGAAGCAGCTCCGCTGGAGTCCCCCTCTAAAAATTTACATCTTAATTGGGGTTTTTACGGGGACTATGGTTGTAATAATCCTCATATAACTGAGCAAAGTTCATCGCTCGGTCAAAACATTGGTTATAGGTACACAAACCGCCTGAGGGACAGCATGTTCTATATTCCTTACGATTGAAGCCACGGTGGAGTAACACAACAGTCGAACCTTTTGGAAAAGTTTTGATGTGCTCCATCAATCTGCTAGCGGATGTTACTATTGTAAGTAAGACAAATTTGTTATGTAAATGGCATATTCGCCCCAAGGAGAGCAGGGTCTTACTCGTGCTCAAGTAAGACCCACTAAGCCTATTGTCGATAAGACCCTTAAAGATGTGCCTAATTTGGTTAATGATCGGATTGCACCTTTCTTACGTTCTATAGGTGCCCTAAACCCCTTTACAGCACCGTTGGTTATCCCGGGCTTTTATGGTCAAGGGATGATGGAAGCTGCGTTGGACGCGCAGAAGCGTGGTTCACGCATTCCAGGCCTTCCTGAAATGGGCTTAAGTGAAGCCGGTAGCTCTTTGCTGTCACAATTAGGTGCTGATTTAAAAGCTGCGGTTTCAGGAAGAGGAAATACAGCGGAAATCCAAACTGCGCCTGAGACTGCGCCTGAGACTGCGCCAAAACCTCAACGTTTCGACAACACTCTTGAAGGACAATATCAACGCTATTTCAAAACGCCTGAATTCGACAATGTTTTCGGTGCAGGGGCAAGGGGACAAGCTGCACCCAAAGATGCATCTGCAATGCAGGTATTAGGTAATCAGCTTCAAGCACCTGCAAAAGATACCAATATCTCTACGCTGTACGCGGCGCAAAGTGCCATGGGGCGTGTGAATGAGGATGCGATTCAGGATTATTTTTCGGATCCTAATCTGCCTGGCAATGTCAAATTAAAAGGTGGAGGCACTGCTTTGCAGGAATGGGCAAAAAGAAACCCGATGCTTGCCCAGCGTGAGTATCTCAAAGCTGAGCAACGGCGAGCCAATGAGATGCCGCTAGCACTTGACAATGAGACTGTCATGGGTGATTTAGGTAGCCGGGCTCAAATGGATAATCCCATGGGGCAGGAGGCTTATGATCTTATTAAGAAACAATTACTGAATAAAGCGACTGCGAAATGATGTACAACCCCGCAGGATTTAACCCACAGGGTCTCGATATGAACGCCGACCTCGGCGATCCACGGCGTCAAGAGAAGCTACCCGGCGGCTATGCCACACAGGGACAGGCTGTTAGCGCTCCTTACGCTGAGGCCAATATGAAGGCAGCTGAGAAGACTAATCCTATGAATGCCGCTTCTCAGGAGCCCGGTAAAGATTTTCTTGCTGAGTATTTACAGAAGGGTGGAATGGAGCAGGGTGAGACAGCCTTCAATCCATTCAAGTTTTTCGGCGGTCAGGCTGTAGAGCAAGGTGACAAAGCTCGTGAAGGTGAGCTGATGGAAGAGCCTGACACTGGTCTAGGCGTCGGGAACGCAATTCTGCGCCGCAGGCAGCGGGAAGCTGAACTGATGAGGCAATTAGGAATTTAATTATGGGTGACAACGATTTCCCGGTGAAGGGTTTCTTGCAGACCTATGTGGAAGGTATGCAGAACTACGAGCAAGCTGGTGATGGTATTGCAGATTTCAGGCTGCAGAATCAGTACGCACAGGAGCGTGGGGGTCCTCTCATGCAGCAGATGATTGCAGGGTCGCCAAGTTTTGAGATCCCCGGTGGTAAGAGCTATTACCGTAAACCGGTCTTACCTGGTGAAAGAAGTCCTGAAGAAGATATTCCTTTCATCCCCCTCCCTAGAGCTTAGTCTCGCCACTTAAGGGGCTTCTCGTTTAGCGGGCAGCCCTTGAAGTCTTGTATCTCGTCGACCGCAAGGACAAACATACAGGTGAATCCGAGTATGAAAGCGAAGAGGACCTGAGGAAAGTTGTAGTTACAGTCGTTGGCTGTCGGATCTTTCTCATCGTCGTGAGGATGCCAGCTCATTTATCATCTTTCTCCATGGTGAAGATGCAGTCCATGTAGGCACGGAAGAAACCGTTCTTGAGAATGCGAAGATCCTCTTGTTCCATAGGGTGGCCACCGGACCACTCTTTATGGGCATCAATCAACAGATCAAGCAGTAGCTTTACTGCTCGACCGTTAAATTTCATAGTGACCTCGTGCTTTTCGAAGCCCATTACTCAGGCGGCTCAAGCTCAGTAAGAGGTGCTAGCAATTGGATTGGGTCTTTTTTACCCTCAGTGATCGCTTTGGCTCTGATGTAGTAGTCGTTGTCTGTAGCGCCTACTTTTTCAAGATGCCTTGCGATCTTCTCCCAATTCTCTTTCTGAAACTTGTCCATTTGCCTCCTGATGGCGGTTTTCGGGAAGAATGGTCGGGACACTCTTGAACTTTTGGTCAGAGTTCCGCAAAGCGATACCTTTAAGGTAGGGCTTTCCAAGTCTTGTGAAACCAGTTACAGAGTCAGTACCAAGCTGATTCTTCGTACAGTCAAGGAGAAGTGCGATGAAACGCTTTTGACCGACAGGTTTCGACCCCGTATCTTCACAATAGGATGCGTAACTCGCGTATAGGTGAAAGTTACTGTTGCAGTACCGTTCCTGTGCATCTTTCGCAGCAGGAATTTTCTTGCCAACCGGGGTTACGGCTTTCTCATCGAACACGACCTCCGACTGGAGCCACTCAACAAGGTTATTGCTGTTGAGCATGATCTCGTTACGGACGCGCTTCAGGGAGGGCACCATTTCATAGGTGTCAAGTAGGTACTGACGCATTTCAGCGTCGGTCATCTGCAGCACCCAGTTCACTAACCCGGGTAAACAATGCTTCCATAGTCCCTTTATGACTCCGTTGTCGACCTTGATCATCTCTTTCGCCTCTGAGTTTTTGTTGTACAGAGGGCGGTTGAATTCGATGGTGAGACGACGGCGAGTTAGTCCTGAAGTGTTGTCAGTAGTCTGGATCGGTTCGTTCGCACAGACCATGACCATGCCGGTGTAGACGAAGGGCTCACCAACGTTCTTGTTTTTCTCCTCGAAGCGAAGATTGTCGCCACCAGTCAGTGCCTTAAAAATCTGCGCTGATCCGCCGTAACGCTCGGAGTCGTTGATCAGTGTTAAACGCTTGCCTTTGATTGAGGCGACCTCGAAGCGGGATTGCTCCAGCTGGTTGAGCGTGGTGCTGGCGTAGTTTCGAGCACCAACAAGGGCACAGCAAAGGTTTGCGAAGGTGGACTTGCCTCGACCACCGGGGCCGATGACCTCCATAAAACGCTGGATTTCGTGACCCTGGCCAACCAGACAGGCTTTCAGCCAAGCCCGCAAGACTTGCACGCGGTCAGTATCTCCGTATTGAGTCCTGAGCAGCCACTCAATGATCGGGCCGGGATCGGCGTGCGGATCGTAGTCAAAATCAAGTCCCCAAGTGATGTAATGCTCGGGGCTGTGCTCAAGGAACTCACCAGTCGAGAGCTCGAGAACACCGTTTGTAAAGGCCAGTCGATCGTCGTCGTCATCCCAGTAGGTGTGAGTGATGTATGCCTGGGTCAGGCTCACCACATCATTAATCAGGGTGTTGTTGAAGCCTGCAGGAAGAGGAATTCGCTCACGCAGGAAGAGATCTTGGATGAAGTGCTTGTACTCATGCTTGTATTCTTCTCGACGCCAGACACCTTTGGATCTCTGGTAAAACATGAAGACTTCAAAGCGCGGATCGTAACGCCATCCGCACTGGATGACCATTTCGGTAGCGAACTCCGCAAGTTCGTTGTTAGGGGGGTTTTTGGGTCTCCGCTCCCGCTTCTTGCGCTCATTGATTTCATCGCGCATCCCTTGATCTGGGAGCCCCAGGATGCTTTCAAACACTGATTCAGCTGTCTGCTCCTCACTCATAGTGTCTTGTCTATCGGCAAAGTATTCTTGAGCTTTCTTGACGAGAGTCTCAGGGGACTCAACGACATAGTTGCCAAGTTCGATATATCCATCTTCCTTCGCCTTATACCTAAGTTGATGTAACCCGCAGGCACCTTCAGGCGAGGGTCCGCCATCAAGTCTTTTGAAGGACCGCCATTTAGCTTCGCAGGCGCCTTCTTCAAAGTTGTCTGCTTTTTGGGACCATTCGATCCAGTCAGGCAGAAGAGTGTCGTCAACTTGGTGAAGACACATGCCAACCTTCAGCCACTCTTCGTAGTCAGCGCAGCGGTCGACAGATAAGTGGTCGAGGTAAATTTTCGCTTCCGCGATCGTTTCTTCTTGCTGATATACCGATCCCTCCTCGTAAGCAATGTTGATGTGCTGAGTAACCAGACCGCTTGTAACAGGCTTGCGATACTTGTTAGTAGGGAATGCCTTTTGGATCTCTTCGTAAAGCCACTCAGGCAGCTCAGGGGGGTTTTTGGCGTGCTCAAATCCACCATGGGTTGTGGTGAAATAACCCTCAGTATCAGGGTGCGAACCCATGATCGCCCCTTGACGACCACGAAACAGGATTTCAAAGGTGGGTACCCCAATCTTGATCGTGGACTTGTCAGGGAGAAGAGAGATTTTTGATGACGGGACGCTATAAAGCATCCGCTGACGACCTTCTCTACCGGAGGAGATTGTTAGTGTTGAAGGGAAGATAGCGTCGAGCGGCCCACCAGCAAGTGCTTCAAGAACTGGTATGGCTTCAGGACCATCAATATCAACCCAAATCAAGCCACCTTCGTTAGACCATTGGCCGGACATCAGGCCGATTCCAGTCGCCCTTCCCTCTTCGAATTCTCTTTCGATTTGCTCTAAAGAGAAGGGAGTAGACGACCAGCCTGGTACATATGCACGCTTACCACGCAGAGGAGTAAGCGCCCAATCTTGCGGAATAAAGTCGAAATTGACCTCGCCGGGGGCGATGTGGAGGTGCGGTCGATTCGGTTCAGGAGCTGGTGTCGTCACTAGGTATATTCAGCGGTTTGCTCCGGACAAAGATTAGTCAGCTGGTGACTTGACGGAAACTGGTTATCCGGATGTCTTCCAATTTCTGTGTAGGTTTACATTAATTTACGTGGAATGCATTTGCACTTGACGTGCCGGATTTCCGCGTTAGTTGTCTTCAGAAACTGCTTCCATTTCCAGCTCTGCTGCCTTCTGTGCAGGCAAAATCTCGGAATAGTACTTCTCGACAGTGCTCAGCCATTTCTGTTTGTACTTCTGAATTGTTCCTGCTTGAATTGCAAATACCTGTACTGTTTCGCGGGTGGCCACAAACGTCATGCAGATTTCAGGGACAATGTTGACCGTGTGCTCGAGGCCCAAAGCGTAAGCAGCCAGTTGTAGCTGACACTTTTGGTACTTCATGAATCCAGCACGACGCATCCCATATTGATTTTTTGGTGTCTCAGGACCGGGCCATTTCGAATAGTAAGGGCCATTACTTGTTTTCAAGTCCCCTAAAACAATCTTGCCTTTGTATTCGGCAACGATGTCAGGTGCTCCAGCCCAGCCCCAGTTCTCCTCTTCATTGACGCCTGGATGCCAGACACGAGAGATGCCGTCGCCACCCATCGTCCAGCCAAAATCGCCCTCCTTAGCAGGGTTTTCAGCCCAAATTACATTCTCCAGCTTCTCAAGATTTTGGGGTAAGCCTTCCCAAAATGATGCGATTTCAGGGTCATCGATCACAGGATCACGGTCAATCCCAAGGAGAAATTCCTCCATAAGAGAGTGGACTTTCGTGCCGCGTGCTGCTGCAGCTTCACGGCCACCGGGATTCTTTTTGGCCCAGCGCTCAAGTGCAGCCTTATTTCCACCAGTCGCAGACAGGATTGTTGTCACTGATGGCAACGCACCATACGGAGTCTTGTAATGCCGAGACCCATTAATTACGAGTCGGGTATCACCCTCAGACCGATAATCGAACAACCGACTGTTGCAGTTGTGAGGAGAGTATCTCCCCTAAATCTACGATTAGGTCTTAGTAGTGCTCAGTTTCTGGTGGTTTTTCCTGGAAACAATCTTCGATGTTAGCTTGAAACTGCATCGATTGAAACTGATGGACGTGTCTTTGAATGCGTGAATGGATGTCAAAAGCCGATTTCACTGCATCCTCAGGGCCAATCATCAGTTTGTTATTCGCCAACAACCCAGCTGTCAGAATGGTTATCGCGAGTTCTTGTGGGTTTGTTGTAAAAGCCCGAAGAGATTTGCCGTTATCGGTGAACGATGACAGCAGAAAGTTGATGATCTCCAGATTTCTTTCACTATTTGGCTGTTCGCTCATGCCTGATCCTCCAGGTCTTTGACCTCGTAAAGGGTGATGGTTTGTCTTTTAATGACAGGGACAAGAATCCCCTCATCTTTTAAAGCTTGAATCCGGCGTTGGATGGTGCGGTGATTACGACCGAACTTTTTTACGACTTCGGTAACAGGGATCAATACGAAAAAAGACCCTGCATACGGAGTCGCGATCTCCAACAGGTACTCGTGAATACCCATTGCAAGATCATCCATGAGGTCAGTCATTACGGGACGCACCACCTTTACCGATTACCTCTAACTAACTTTTGATTCTACGGGACTCTTACCCTCATTTTTTTGGGTATTTTCCTGCTTGGCAAGATACTTTGTCACGCCATTCTTGGCGGTCTGGAGATCCATTGTCCAGCAAGGTTCCCAGTCATGGGCTTTGCTCGGGAATTTATAGAGAATGTGACCCGTGTTCCCATGTTTGAGGCTCTTAATCTCATAGCCTTCAAACATGATCGAGTCGAGAATCTCAGACTTTTCGCCGCGATACTTGAATTTCTTGGCTTGCCTCATCATTGAGGATGCAACAACGGGACAAGCTTAATTACCCTAATCCTGAATCATTCAAACATTGCGTTGAGTGATTGCTTACGGATGTCTGCACGCAGCTGATTTTCTTTAGCAGCGGCCAGATGCATGGAGCTGACAATCGCGCATGCAGTGAATCCGTCCTCTGTCAGGCAGACATGCACACATCCATCATCAAGAGTGCTCATTTCGAGATTGTAACCAGTGCTCATAATTTTCAGTTTGTCGTTCTAGTTCCGTCAGCCTCTTTTGGTACAGGTTGCTTACCCACGAGAGTTCGTCACGCTGGAGTTTTGCGGCGTTCTCGATCATGTCGAGATAGGACTGGCGCTTGTCTTGTTTCATTGCTTGTTAATTTTAACTAGAAGAAATTCGTCAGCCCCAGTATCGAACCACTCCAGAACATCATCATGTCGCCAACCAAGGCGTTCCAGAAGTTCTTTGGGGAGCTCGATGAGTCCGTCACCATCGATACTAAGTCGCCATCTTTTTTTGAAGACTTTGTCATAGTCGTACTCACATTTGAGTTCGGCTTCATACTTGTCCTGAGAAAGGGATGTGCAGCGCAGGTAGGGCAAAACGAGTCAAGCGGCGAACCAAGAGTATCGAGCCACAGTTCGTGGTCAACCCTTGCTATACACCCCGTTTTAAACGTTTACGAAAGCCGTACGAAAGTGAGACTCTCCTGACAAGACGAGCCGCCTCGGGCGCCTGGCCTGGGTTTTGCATCAGGGTTTGGCGCAGCTCTTCTTTGTCCGCGTAGACATCCTCGCGTTGTTTGATGACTTCACCGTCACGGATTGTTTCAACAGTAAGAGTCTTTTTGATGCCGAACTTTTGCTTTTCGTTATCACTCCAGTCAGAAAAGTTTTCCTGTACTTTAGGAAGGACATTTCTGATCGTGGCTTGATACTTTATACCCGTCGGTTTTGAGCTTATCAATTGGTTTTGATAGGCCGCTTTAATGATGTTAATAACATTTTGCCGCTTGTTTTTCCAGTAAGAAACGCTCTCCTTCAGCTCATCCAATTCGCTTGTAAATTGTTCAATGCAGTTATCACATTCACGGATGACCGAGATGATGGCATCAAATTTATAGGCTTCCCTGCTTTTGAGATCCTGCCAAAGATTTGCAAGCTCCTCCCGTTCCTCTTCATCCGTGTTGGGAAGATCAATCAGCTCTTGAATCATCTTCTGGTCTTCGAGGATCTCCCTGTAACTTTTGGGGTCAGCCATTGTAGAGGTCACGCAAGGAACAGTAATCCTTCTCCTCTTCGAAGTAGAGAGAGAAAAGGTATCGAGGGCCACCGAGGTTGATGACCGTATGAGGCATTTGATTGTTGAACAAGTAAAAGGTGTCGGCTTGATACTTCAGCTCGATCACGTCTTTGTTCAAGGCATCGCGCTGCTCACCAAAAAGAGCGTGGCTGCTGTCATTTGTGCTGTACAGCATGTTGACGCAGGATAGGCGATATTCGTCTACATGCCAGTCGTAGACAGACATCGGCTCCACGCGAAGCAGGCCCAGTCTTTTGATCTGCCAAATCTTGTCCAGCTCTTGTAGGGCTGGTTCTATCTGGATGAAATCAGAGGGAAGCGGAACAGCTCGAAAACCGAAATGCTCTGCCCATTCGATGTCCTGATCGAGGAGCCACTGGATGTAATCAGGTAGCTCTACTGCTTTGTGCCGGAGCGGGGTAAAGCAGTCCTCCTGATTCACTTGCCTTGTCCTCTGTAAGGCTTCTGCCCTTTGACTTTGAAGGAGCCCCGCTTGCGGCGACCGTCACCGATCGAAGTCTTTTTTGGCGTGGCAACAATGGTTTTTGTGTTTGTGAACGTCTTGCGTGCAGCCATGGTGCCAACTTGGATAGTCAGATGATAGAAGGCAGTAAAGGGATGTCAATACAGAAAAATGTATAAAGATTGTGTATGTTTCCTAACATATAATTTTACTTTCGTTGTTAGAATAATCATTATGCAATAACTCGATGTCAGAAGAGTTTGAGATTATTGAAATCCCATTCGAGGATTTAGAAATTTCCAAATCTTTAGAAGACGAGTTTTTAGAGACACGAATTGCATCTGAGATTGATGCAGCAACAAGTGTCGAAGAATTGAGAGAGGCGTCAAAAAACCTACTTAAGGTGTGTATTGCACGCCAAGCTGCGATTCGTGGGCTTTGTAAGCGTCTTGTTCAATACGAAACATTAGCTTTACAAGGATTCCTGAATGATGAAACCAGCTAAGTACTCCAAGAAGTACGCCAAGATCCAGTCAAAGGCGGAGCTCTGCACCACCCGTGAGGAGGCGCTTGAGCTTTTGGACAAGGCTGAAAAACTGCAGAAAAAAACGAGGGTGTTTACCCCCGCTTACGACTGAACTTAAGACGGCCTGAACGTCTTAGTTTTGGACCACATTTGTAGACGGGGACCTACCCAGCCCCCGCACGGTATGTAAGAGAATCTGTTAAAAGATTCCGAACAAACTTTACTTCAGCCCACCTTCAATGGCCCCGGTCTCATCCTTGGCCGCCAGCATGGCGCGGATGCCACCAGATCCTTCGGGCACAGGGAGGGTGAGGTTGGTCAGGTCAACACCGGGTGCGATGGCGTTGATGCCAATCTCCTTCTCGCATTGCTTGAAGAACTTGGCGCAATAAACCTCCATGGTTACGCTCTCGTGGACTTCCTCGATGTAATCGATGTCGTCCCCTTTCTTCGGAAAGAAGTCCTCAAGATTCTTGGCGGTCGGTTCCTTCCAGGTCTTGGGCACCGCGATTGCAGACTTCTGCTTTTCGCCGTACATCACAGTCCCGAAGGTGGGAGTGAAGATCGCAGCAGCAGCCTGCTTCGGGTCAAATCCTGTGGCGCTTTTCAGGTTGTACTTATCACTGAAAGCACCCTCGAGCTGTTCAAGAAAACGCCCGTATGCAGTGACGAATTCACGAGACGCACCGCCGTGCAGTGAGAGGATCAGTGGCTTCTTGTGTGCGGCGACACCGTCCTCGTTCACGAGGTACATCAGGATCAGACGACGACGCTTGTACGGACAAGGCTGACCAGGGTTCTTCTCTTCCCAGTCGTCGTACAGGTAGTTGTCTTGCGGGTAGATACCAACGATCTCGCCCTTGTTTTTGGAGTTCTCGATGAAGGTGGTGTCCTTCGGATTGCCGCCGTGGATGATCAGCATCCGAGGGCTTTTGAAGAACATACCTCTTTCGGTGTCTCCAGTGTTGAAGACATGCTCGTAGTCGGCTTCCGCATTAGGGAAGTCGTCAGCATCGCCAGTGAAACCACAACGGTCAAGGGCGTTTTGCTTGATGAAAAGACCGGGCTTGGTCTTCTCGTTCAGGATTTGTGCGATGGCGAGCTCACGCATCACACCCTGGTACTTCTCAGTGTTCAGGTAGCGGTCAAGAACTGACATAAGTTTCAACGGTTGGGACAGAGAAAAAGCCCTGGTTTCCCAGAGCTCCCCTCGTGATATGAAGTTAGCGACGGCGTCAATCCGGCGCCATAAAATCAAAACGGAATTTCGTCACCCTTAGGGACGGGTTGGGGAATCACAGTGTCTTGAGCAGACCGAACAGTAGCCTCGACCTTTGGTTCTGCTTTGTCCGGTGAGTTCTTTCCGAAGAAAGTGTATTGTCCGCCACGGACCTGAACCTTATATGCGGTACGGGTCTCTCCGTTCTTACCTGGCCAGGACTCGTACTTAAGGCGACCACCGATTGCGATCTGCCTTCCTTTATAGATGAACTTGCGGAAGCGAGTTGCATCATCACCCCAGGCATCCAGTCGGAGGGGAACACTGTCGTCCCAGGTGAAGTTCAACAGCTTCTGCGCTGGAGCCTGACAGAGCATTCCGCAACCGAACAGATCTTCGCGACGTTGCTCAGCGATGAAGCCGACGCCACCTGCAGCCGTCACTTGATTGACGATCGTGTTGGCCGGGACAGTTTGGAACGGTGTTGTGGGAGCGATGTACATTTTGTAGTCGCTCTTGCTCGGATACATCCGACCAGTGAACAGCAGGTGGGTGCCTGGTTCATAGGCATCGATCACGAAAGTGTCACCGGCAGCCCTTGTGGGGATGAGGTACACCGGGACCGGCAGCGCCTTGGCCCCTTGGTTTTGGATTTCGACGTGCATGCAACGGACACCGCTCTCGGTTTGAGCGGATCCGATGAATTTTGCAGAAGCGAGGAGGAGGTTCATTTGACGTTGGGATCTACAATTTCGTGACCGATTCCGGCCTCATTGAGAAGTGATGCGGCAAGTCGGAAGCTGTCCAGCCACCTATCGCAGTTGATGTCGTGGGCTGAAACAACCACGGTAGAGACACCAGCATTAATAAGTACAGCAGCGCAGCGACTGCATGGATGGAAAGTGACGTACGCAGTGCAGCCAGAAGTGCTGACCCCATGCAATGCAGCAGTTGTAACAGCATTGACCTCTGCATGGACTGTCATTTCGTACTTGAGCTCACGGTCTGTCAGGCGTTCGATGGAGTCCTCGATGCCCATGGGCAGACCGTTGTAGCCCACGCTGATGACTTTCTTGCCTTTGACAAGCACGCAGCCGACTTTTGTGCTGGGATCCTTACTCCAGCTGGCAACTTCGTGGGCCAGTTTTAGGAAGCGGACGTCCCACTTCCCTTGCTTAAGAATGTTCATTTCTTCAAAAGGTTATCTTCGATACGCTTTTTGATTTCCTCTTGGATTTGAGTCAGCCTGTTTTGCCAGACCTCCATCCATTCTTCAAGATCTTCGTGCATCTCGACAAGATCGAGGTAACTGAATTTTTCGAGAGCCCCTTGGCTGATTGCGGGCTTAGGTGATTCCATGGTGCTTCTGAGGAGCGATCAAACTTTAGTTGGGTCCTCTAGAATTACCATATATAAAAGTGTTAAGAAACATTCCGCAATAGAGAAATGAGTCAAACACGCGCCCAGCTGGTCAAAGGTTTTAGCAATACGGAAGCATCGGCTGATGCAATCACGGTTGATAGTGGTGGGAATGTAGGCATCAATGCAACGCCTGAAGCTTGGTCTGGTTTTGATGCTTTAGAAGTAAACGAGGCAAGCATTGTTTCCAGCGGTTCCGGTGATGCCTTTTTTACTGCCAATGCTTACTACGACGGTGCGTGGAAGTACAAGGATGCAGGGGTAGCAAGAAACATCTACATGAACTCAGATGGAATCGTTTTCAGGACGGCACCTTCTGGTTCAGCTGATGGCGCGATTACATGGACAGAGTGTGGACGTTGGCGTGAAGGTGGCGGCTTAACTTTCAACGGCGACACGGCTGCTGCAAACGGTTTAGACGATTATGAGGAGGGCACTTGGACGCCTGTAATTAAAAGTGGAACCAACACTATTAGCTACTCAGGAGGAAATCAGGTCTTTAGATATACAAAAATCGGTCGCAAAGTAACTGTTTTCTTCTCTATGAACGGAGTCACAACGTCAGGAACAACGGGCGGTAATTGTACTATTGAGGGGATGCCGTTTGCCATGGCAAGCGATGTTACTCAGGAAAGAACAATGGGAAGTATCTTTATGTTTTATAACAGTGGATTTAGATTGGCCTCGTTTCCAGCTTGGCCGCACATGAATTCACCTAACACTAAGGTAGAGTTTTACAATAAAAGCGCTCATGACGCTCAATATGCCGGAACAAATGTTAATCAGGTTGGATCAGACACCTATTGCTTCTTTCAAATTACGTACCAAGTTGCATAGCGCACTGCCCGCAACGGCTTAAAACTACGCTTAAACCTGTTTCGTTCGGAGAACGTCCCTAATGGCCATCACAAAGCGCACTGAACTCAAAGAAGAGATTCTGCCTAATCAAACTATCCAGATTCGCACCACCACAGTGGTCGAAGAGGATGGTGTTGAGCTGGCGCGTAACCACCACCGCCACGTTGTTGTTCCTGGTCAGGATGTGACAGCTGAACCCAATGAAGTTCAGCTGATCGCGGCTGCACTTTGGACACCTGAAGTGGTCGCTGCATATGAGGCCTCTATCGCAGAAAGCGAGTCCTGATATCAGTGAGTTTCCATCCAATTGTGCCCCACCCTAGCCTCTCCGGTCATGGGGC